TCAGCTCGGCCCACAGGTTCCCGTCGAACGTCACGCCAGATCCGTCCTGAGCGGCGCTCGAAGGATCCACTCCGCTCTGGCTGAGAAGTGTGAAGCGGCTGGGGGTTCCGACGAAGTAGTTCAGGATGTCGCTCGGCGCCGTCACCTTCGTGGGGCTGAACGGGCCTTGAAGGCACTCGCCCACCACGCAGGCGTTGACTCGGCCCGGGCCGACCGGCTGATTGACGCCTGCGCCGTCGATGGCCACGAGGCGTTCCAGCTCCAGGAGCTTGGCCAGTGTCGGCATCTGGGTTGTACGCAAAATGAACATGGTCTAGCTCCTTATGCCGTTGGTGAACGTGCTGGTGGTCGTCGAGATGGTCCGGCCGTCTCCCGTCTGAAGAACTTCCGTGACCGTCGGGGTAAATGGATAGACGGCGCCGAGTTGCACTTTCGGCGCCTGCATGGAAATGACGAAGCTGGCCTCGCGCTGGTTCCGCACGGCCGCGTCTTCGGAGTCGGTGTTGCTGCCCTTCTGCAGAGCCGCCCGGGCGGTGAGCCCCCAGTATTCGGGCAGGTCGAGCAGCAGCCCGTAGGGCGGGACGCTCGGGTTCATGGTGACGTTCCTGGTCTGGAACGCATCCTCGATCGCCAGCTTGAGCAGTGACCGCATGGCGGTGCTGCCGGCCCGGATCTGCAGGTCGAACTCGTCGATCATTTCGGCCGTCTTGTACAGGCCGAAGCTGGGCGGATCGTTCGGCCCGGTGTCTTTGCTCTCGATGGTGTCCTCGAGCAGTTTGGGCGCTCCGCCTGAGTCCGAGTAGGTCCACTCGGGAGGTGCCATCACGCAGGCAGCAGGAGGATCGTACTTGTCCTCTTGGGTCGGCCACTCGTCGAACACGTGCGCGAAGTGAACCCGCTGACCACCGATGTCTCGATCGATGGCTTCGATGACCCGGCTGAGGGCCAGCGCGCAAGCATCCCTCACGTCCATGCAGGCCGACTTTGAAAAGTCGCTGGAGTGCATCAGCCGTGGCTCCCCTTGAATTCGGCGCCCACGATCGCGAGCCTGGCGGCGTGTCGGCATGCCTCGACGATTCGCTTGCTGGCGCGCTCGAACACTCGCAGGCCCTTGGGTTGCCAGATGCCGCGGCGCTTGATGGCTGCCGCGATCGCGTAGGCCGCGGACCGCTCCATGCCGTGCCGCTGCGCCCAGCCCATGAGGGCCTGGATGCCGGCCTTGCCGACGCCGAAGCCCGGCCGGCGACCACCATCAACGATAGACGCCTTGGGATCTTTCGAGTAGATGCGACCACCGTCGTCAATCGCCATCGTGAACCACGAGTTGGCGTAGGTGCGTCGGTCAACTGGAGGGCGCGGCTTGGTGGCGTTGATCTCCTCGTTGACGATCACTCGTCCCCGTTGTTGCAACGTCTGCCGCACCCCTCTCACGGCCGCCGCGTGGCGCTCTCTGGGAATTCGTGAGATGTAGCCGCCCAAGTCTCGAAGCTGCACGTGGCGAATCACGACGCCACCTCGGGCTCAACCTCGTAGGAGGTCGACTGCTTGGTCAGATTCACGCGCCAGTGCAGCCCGGTGCGGTTCAGCATCGGGACACCACTCGGCACGTACCGCCGCGGCTTGGTGGGTGGGCACGTGTTGCGGCGCTCCCGCACTTCCCAGAAGAACTCGACGTTGCCGGCGCTCGTCTGTGGTCTCACCGGATCGGCCATGTCGGGCGTGGTGCCCAGTAGGTCAGCCTCGCTGAACCGCTGGCTGATACGATCGATGAAGAGTCCGCCGCCTTCCGTCTGGCCGAAAGCCGACGCGGCGAACGTGGTGCTGAGCATGTCCTGGACGCGCGGGGTCGGCAGGATCTCGATTCGCGACGTCTCGACCGGCCGCCCGAGTCCTCGCTTTCCCGGCCAGCGCCAATGCACCAGGAATACCTGATAGGGACGGACCCCGAGATCAGTGGCAATCTGGCGGATGCGATCGCATGTGGGGCCCAGCGAATCCGCCAGCGAGCGCCGCGACGCCTCGGGATGCACCTGCCCCGCGATGGCCGGAATCTCGGCCAAGACGTCGCTCGGAGAAGTGCGGTCCATCAGGAGGCGTCCCCCGCGATGAAGTAGCTGACGGTGGAGTTGGTCCCGATGAACTTGATGGCCGTGAAGGCGTCGTCGGGGTTCGGCTGGTGGAAAATCTGCATCCCGCCGCCGCTGAGGGGGATTTCTTGATCGACACCCGCGGCGCTCGTCAGCAGCATCGTCACGCTGTCTCCAGTCGCGCGAACGATCAGCACCCGGACCTTGGCGACGTTCTCCAATGGAAGAACGAACGGCGCTAGCAACGTCGCGTCGCTGATGTCGTCTTGGCTGGTCTTGCTGGCCTCGTAGGCCGCGCAGAAGCTCGTATCGAACGGCCCGCAGGCAAGCCCAATGGAACAACCACTCGATGCGGTTCCGATCGCAATCCCAGAGTGCTTCACAATCACGGGACTCATCACGAAACTCCGATCATGCCGGTCTGAACCTTGCCACCGAGCGACTGCAGCGCCTTGAACCGCGCCGAGAAAGGGTAGATCGTACAGTGCAAGGTGTCCGACAGGCGGGCCACTTGCCGCATGTACTCGCCCTCCAGCATGTTGGTCTCGTTGGCGTTCAACTCGATGCCGTCGACCTTGCTGGCCTGCATGCGGATCTGAGCGTCGACGATGGCCCCGTCGATCATGTCGAGTCGGGATACCAGCTCGCGAACAAGCGACTCAGCCGCCGGCAGCAACAGCACGAAGGACCGTTCCAGCAGAGTCATCAGGGGACTGTCGAGGGGGACGCCGGCCGACAACGATGGACCAGCCGAAAGGTTCGGATAGCCCATGTGATAGCGGATGCGAACCTTTTCCCCGTCGCTCAGCATGTCAGGTGACCGGCTCCGTACGAACTTGGTTCAGGATCTCACGGAACCCCGAGTTGCTGTAGACGTTGGCGTCGAGCACGTCGCCGGCGGTGAACCGGCAGGGGTAGCCTCCGATGATGACCTTGGCGCTCTGGAGCACGCGCACCCGCGTGCGTGGGGCTTCGACGACGGGCATCTTGATGTCGTCCGGCGTGGTGTCGCCCATGAAGTTCTGCGCCACCGTAACGTCCAGTGCCTCGACAGGAGAGTGCTCGGCCTTGAACTCTTCGACCGTCACCGCCACCCCGGCGAGGGGATCTTCTTTGACGGCCGGGGGCGGCGCAGCGCCCTCGCCCGGCTTGTCCTTCTTCTTGGCTGACCTATCGCTCATCAGGCTCATGGGGTTTCTCCTGGTCGAAAAGAGGCGGGACGTAGGACTCCAGCGCGTGCAGATACATGCTTTGTCCCAGCACGATGGGGTCTGCTCTTGCGAGAGCCGAACGTCATGGCCGAAGCCACCGGCCGACGAAAATCATCGGGGCCGCCAGAGGGGGACGCGGTTCCGTGGCCACAGGCCAGAGTCTGCGTTCCCCGAACGCAGCACAACATCTCGGACACGGCACGAGGCCAGTTCGAGTTCGCCATCAAAAACGGGCGCATCCGCTGAGTGACCAGACCAAGCGAGCGCGTATCCGTAACCATCAGGCGACAAGTGCTGCTAACCGACATGTTCGTATAGGCGAGCGCCGAAGCACCGCCACCACGTCGGCGGGCCAGAACACAGCGACACGATCGCGTGTGTTTACGACTCGAAAAGAGTCCAGGCCCATTTATTGGCCCGAAGGCCAAACTCGACGATGGCATACCCGCCGGCTCAAGAGCCGTTCGTGTCGGGTATGCCTCGTGTCCAAACATAGCTCCTCTGAGACGAGGTTGGCTAGACGTGCTCGCAAACGACGCAGCGCTTATAGCGCGCAGAGTCACCAGTCGCAGCGTCGGTGCGGGTCGGCCAGTCCATGATGGTCTTCCACACGCCGGTCACGAGATCGCCCATCACGTTGACAGGCGCCCGAAGGTAGCACTGCACGCGGTCGGCGTTGACTTCCACGCCGTTGTTGGTGAGCTGGCTGAAGTCGCCAATCTCGCCGTTGATGCCGGCCTCGGTGATGAGCCCGCGCAGGTCCGCGTAGTACTCGTAGATGGCCTCGGCGCCGATGAAGATCGGGCGCTGCACTTCCGTGCTCGGAATCGCGCTGATGGTGGCGCCGGTCGTGAACTCGCCGCCGAAGCGCTCGCCCATTCGCGCGTTGCCGTTGTAGGCGTTCTGCAGGCCGCCCGCGATGTTGGACTTCTTCGGGGTCTCGGTGTCGTTAAACACCAGTGTGCCCAGCACGTCGCCCAGTGTGAACTCCTTGTACCAGTAGTAGTCAGGCAGCGAGGTCAGGAGCTTCTGCGCCTCGTCGCTCGAGAAGAGCTGGTTCTTGGAGTAGCTGTTGAAGTGCGAGTGGTAGAAGCCGTCGGGCATCTTGGGGACGTTCGAGTCCTCCAGACGGGCCACCGCCTGGCGGAACATGTCGAACGTGAACGTCGAGGTCGCCGCGAGACCGTCGACTGACAGCATGGTCGAAGCCGGCCGCACGATGAAAGAGCAGTCGTCCGACCAGACTGGATCACGCACTGCCAGTGTCACAGTTTCCGCCACCATCAGAACGCCGGGGCCCGTCTCGTCGCCCGAGTACGTCGGGGTGAACCCCGTCACAGTGGCGTCGTGGGTGACACCGGCGTTCTTGTAGTGAATCTTGAGCGGGTTGGTCGGCGAGACGGCCGAGAACTGCACGGGAGATCCCGCCGACAGGTCGGGACGACGCGAGGTCGTGAGACCGTTCAGCCGAGCGACCGTGATGGTGGTGCCGGACGCCTGCACTGCCGTGCAGACCGTCTGTCCACTCAGGCCTGCGTTGTACAGGCGGTCACGCACGCAGCGGTTGAGCGACTGCGCGGCATGCAGCCCGAGCTGGTGCACGTTGTTGGTGAACAGGTTGGCGATGGCCACGATGCTCGTCGGCATGCTGGTGTCGGGGCAACGACCGGCATACTGGTGGAGCTGCATGTTCCACTGTTCTTTTTCGTAGTCGATCGCTTCCGGCTCATCGCGCGGGTTCAGCGGGTTGGTGGTGGGGGCCATCAGGCCGTTCCCCGTGAAGACGAACTGATCGCCAGCCTGGCCGGGTTGCAACACCGGGGCCGCTTCACCGCGGAACAGGTTGCGCGGGTACAGTGCGTCCTTCATCTCGCGGATGAGGGCGTTGTCTTGCACGAGGGCTCGAATCGTCGGATCTTGCTGAATGACTGAGAAGTCCATGGGTTCCTCTTTCTGTGTTGGTGATTCCTGCTAGCCCCCGTGCCCCTGCCTTACCCCAGCCCGGTCGATGCGCTGCGAAGGCCCTTGTTGCGCTTGTAGACCTCGAACTGCTGCTTGGTCATCGACATGACGTCGACCTTGCCGGCTGATCCGGCCGCTGCGGCGGTGGCGCCTGACCTGGGCGCCGTGTGCGATCCTGGAACGGCCCCGGTGGTGCCCGTGGTCGCGGGGACCGTGACTTCTCCGAACAGGTGCGGGTGATTCTCGCGAAGGCCGTTGAAGTACGCCTTCTCGTCGAGCTTCGCCAGCTCCTCTTCGCTCTTCCCTTCCTGTTCCCGAAGGTACAGGGTGATCGCGTAGTCGGTGTCTCGGATGCCGCACCCGAAGGCGATGCGCTCCAGATTGGCCTTGGCCTCGATGGCGTTGGCCCGGTTCTCGGCCTTGCGCCTGCGCTGCTTTTCGATCGTCAGTACCCGTTCACGCTGTTCGTCCGCGCGCTTCCATTTGGCCTTCTCCTGCTCGTACTTCGCCATGGCCTGACGGTCATTGCGATTCTTGGGCGGGAGTGGAGGTTGTTCGGTCGTCGCGGGGGGTACTGGCGGTTGGGCCCGCTGGCCCTTGGGGGCTGCCCGCAGGGCATCCAGGTGCTGGAGCATGGCCGCGTGGTCGGCGAAGCCTCGTTCCGTTGCCTGCTTGTCCAGCTCGGCCTGAAACGCCAGTCTTCCCTTCGTCTCTGCCTTCTTCAATCGTTCGGAGAAGACGCGAATCGGGAGAACGACGTTCTTGCCTTGCTGTGCGGGTTGTTCCGCCGCTGCCGGCGGAGTGGCTGCTACTGGGGTGGGTGGTGGATTCGCTGCTGGTGTCTCTGCTGCTACTGGCCCTGGCATGACTCGCTCCTTGTGGGGCTACTCGTTTTCATCGCGGTCACCTGCTGTATCGTCGCAGTCATCACGAGTTGACGACTTCAACGGGCGGGCACTCGCAAGTATTCGAGTCACGTTGTGCGGGACAGAGGCGCCCTCGGTGGATCCGAGGCTGGCGTATGTCCCGCGGTGGTTCATTGTTTCAATCGTTCCGGCGACTACTCCGGCATGGAGCGCAGGAGGCACGAGACCCTCTGCGTCAGGTCGCTCTTGGCGTAGATCACGTCGCACGCCGTGACGGCGTCAGCGATCGCGAACTTCAGGTTGACGCCGCCGTCCCAGTACACTTCGCCGGTGGCGAGCGTGTGGCCGGAATCGCGGATGAGCTTCTTCACGCCCGTGGCGCTGCCCGAGTTGACCGCGGTGGCATTGACTGTGATGAGGCCGTTCGTGGTCGGGGCCTGTGCGAGCGGCGCACATACGCCCGTGGCGTACGCGACGGCGAGGCCCGTCTCAGTCGCACCACCAATGGTCCCGGCGGTGTTGATGGTCGCCATCTCGGAGCGCAGAGCGAAGATGTCGACGACGGCCTGCCCCAGTTTGGTGGCCAGTGCCGTGATGTCGACCACAGCCGCCCCTAGCTTGGCATTGATGGCACCGATGTCGGTCACGCACGCGTTGATCGTCGTCTTGTTGGCGTTTCCCAGTAGCGCCAACAGCGTCTGGTCGGCCTGGACATAGGAAGCCGCGGCGGTCGACACCGCATTGGAGGCCGACACTGCCGTCGCAGTGAGCACGGACGTAGCCAAGGTCGGGGTGACGGCGCCCGACGCTGTCACGGCCGAGATGGTCGTGTTGGCGTTGCGGGTATCGAGCAAGATCGACAGGATGTCGCCCAGGGGCGCCCTGACTCCGGCGTCATTCAACACGCCGGTCTTGGTGCTGTTCAGGTTGTCGCGAACGGTGCTGACTTTCGTGGTCGTGCTGGACATGTGAGAATTCTCCTCAGTGGTTTGGGTTCCCCGTCGCGACTAGTCGGTGCCGCCCGAGGTCGGTTTGAACGGCAAGGGCCGCTCCTTCAGCGGCATGGCCGTGGAAGCTGTGTCGGTGCTCGGCTCTTCGCTCTTGGGCGTGCCGTGAGTGGCGTCGTATTCCTTGATCGGATCGCGGTTCTCAGACATTTGGATCTCCTAGTTACTTGCTGCGCTTCGCGAACGGCAAACGACGCTCGCTCGCCGGCTTGGTGCTGCCGAGCAATGGTTTCTCAACTTGTGACGCCGCCTGTGCGCCCGGTCCGACCGGGTGACCGTCGGGAGCCGCGTGCTGGGTGTCCGACTGAATCCTCGACCCCGAAAGCGCCATCGCGCGACGACGGCCAGGAGACATGGGACTCTGGTTCAGGCTCATGTGCGTTTCCTTTCGGGGGCCACGAAGACCGGCTTGTTCCGCGGATAGCCCGGGATGGTCGACGACAACGCCTGGGGCTTCACGACAATCTTGGCGTCGGGTCCCTTGCCCTCGACCTTCAGGCCGCTCTCGGGCGCGGGATTCTCTTCGCCGTCCGGTTCCTGAAGAAACCGCGGGTCAGCCGGAGCGGCCGTTCGTGACAGGTCGCTGTTGACCGTCCCGATAGCCGACTCGGCCTGTGGCCGCTTGAGGTTTCCCGGCATCACTTGGCCTCGCCCTCGTCGGGCTCTTCCTCGGGCGGTCCCTCGGCGGGGCCGCCGGATTCACCGTCGTCCTGCTCCTCGCCTTCATTCTTGTCCCCACCTTCCTCGCCACCCTCTTCTTGCTGCTTGCGAACCGCGCGGCACCAGCCGACGAACCCGTCGACGTCTTCAATGTCGAGCTCTTCGCCGAGGCTGCGGAAGTCCTTCTTTCCAGCTTCCTCGGTCCACGCGCAGAAGGCGTGGATCTTGTCGGCGTCGACTTCCTCTTCGAGCTGCTCGACGCCCGCCTTGGGCTGCGCGTCGGTTCCCGTTCGGAACTCGTCGATGATCTCGTTGATGGTGGCGACCGCCGCCTTCAGGTCGGCCGCGACGGTCTCGACGGTGGCTTCTTCGTCGGAGCCTTCGTCGCCCGCCTCTTCCTCGTCACCGCCAGCTTCTTCGTCCGCCGTGCCTTCTGGCTGGTCCTCCTCGTCGTCGTCCGCCTGGGGAATCGACGTCTGGGAGTCTTTCATCAAGTCCTTGAGCTTTCGCGGATCTACAGCGCTGGTCATGGTCGTGTACCTCAAAGGAACCACGACCGAAAAAGAGCGTCAACAAATCGGCGAGTGATTGCGGGCGGTTAGGCGACATCGCTCAAGTTGCACTTGAACAACTTCACGAGGTTACGATGCGCACCGCTTTACAAACGACAAAATGACCAGTAACGTAGCTCCTCGCATGGCCACAAACTCACCGCCGGCCGCTGTCATTCGAGCCGCGAGAACACTTGAACGCTACGAGGTGCGCGAGCTGCTGAGGGTCGCGCCGAATCGGGATGCCAGCCTCGTGGGGCCGGCCCGGCTACTCGATGCGCTCAGAGCCTGGCGCGCGGTGTTTGATCCGCCGAAGGTACGTGTCCGGCGGTTCGACATCGCTGCGCTGAAGCGCGCTCGCGGCTATTCACTTGGGGCGCTGGCAGCTCGGCTTCACGCGGAAGAACTCGACTGGACCACCATCGCCAAGGTCAACGGGCTGAAGCCGAAGGCGCGGGCTCGGCGGTTCGACGTCGCCGCGTTTAAGCAGGTAGCGAAGAAGCTGCGGACGATTTGAGTTCGCGCCACGCCTTCCACCGGGCCCGGGCCGCCTTGCGAGCGCGCTTCTTTCGCTGAGCCGGCGTGAGCTTCGCGGCGCTGGCTTTGCCGCCCTTCGAGGCGCCCAGCTTGGCCAGTACGCGAGCGGCCTTGGTGGCGGCGGTCGTCATCGATCCACGTCGCGCCCGGGAGGCCCGCCGTTGTAGCCCGGAGGACGCCCGCAGTAGCCCCTTGGCATGGTGGGGAGAGGCGGATCGCCGTCTTCGAGCATAGGGCACGGCAGTGCGATCATGTCGACCTCCTTGGCCCTGGCCTGAGCCTGGCCCATGTCCAACCACGCGGAGTCGATGGCGTTGCAGCAGTGAACAACATAGATGGTCTTCATGGGGTGCACACAATATCGTATTCAGGCTTCCCGTCGTCCGGGTTGAACGGTGCTCCCGTCCTGATGTCGGTGCAGCGCGGGTACTCCAACCACAGCAGCTCCTGCCACAGGTCGCGGATCGTGAAGCCGGCCGCAGCCAGTCCGTGCTGGTGAACCTCCATGACCATGATGGGGCGGCATCGCAGAATCGTCAGACGAGCCCCGCGCAGCGCCAACACCTCGTGGCCCTCGACGTCCCACTTGATCAGCGCAGGCGACAGGCCGAATGAGTCCAAGGAAACGACCTTGATCGGCACGTCACCGCCTGCAGCGATCTGACTTGCCCCGACGTTGCCGCTCTTCGCGATGGTTAGGTCTGCCTTGCTGTCGCTCAGCCCGCAGTTGTACATCCGCACGTTCAAGCCGCCGCAGTTCTCCCGCAGACACGCGAAGCTCTCGGGCTGCGGCTCGAATGCATGAACCAACTCGGCCTTGGTGGCGTACAGTGCCGCGTGGTCGCCCAGTGATGCCCCTGCGTCGACGACGACCGAGCCCTCGGGGATGAGTTTCAGCACCAGATCTGCCAAGCCCGCTCGGTCGGCGTCGAGCCGCTTGTCTTCCTCGATCCACCGGCTCAGGTGCGTGTCGTCCCTGAGGATCGCGATCTGCTGCTCGCCTTCGCGGCCGGGGATTGTGCCGGGGGTGTGGATGATCACGAGTTCATCTCGCTTGGCATAGGCATAGCGACATGATACGCTTCGCGTATGGAAAAGCACCTACTAAGTTTCTCCAAACCGGCCGACGCGTGGTTGCGCAAGGAGGCCGCCCGCCTAGGAATACCGCTGACGGAGCTGGTGCGAAGGCTCGTGGATGAAAAGCGAGTGGCTAGCCGATGAGGATCTGCATCTGCGATAACGAATCCGTGCGTCTCTCGAAAATCAGGCAGCGTTTCTTTGCGAAGACGAAGCTTGCCGATTCCATCAGACCGGGCATGACGACTCCGTGCCTGGAATGGCAGGCGGCGCTGGATCATCATGGGTATGGGAGACTCAGCAGCCGTCTAGGACGCGTCGGCAGCTGGGAAAGTGCCCACCGCGTAGCATGGGAGTTGGCTCACGGTCCAATCCCCGAGGGGCTGAAGGTGCTGCACAAATGCGACAACCCGCCCTGTGTTGCCGATGAGCACTTGTTTCTCGGAACGATGAAGGACAATACCAGGGACATGATGGCGAAGGGCCGGCAAAGTGCTCCGCCTCATTTCTGCGGCGAAGAGCACTGGTCACGTCGGCGCCCGGATCGCATAGTGCGCGGCGATGCGCATTGGTCCCACTTACACCCAGAGCGCATGGCGCGCGGAGAACACAGCGGCTCACGCTTGCATCCGGAGTCTCGCCCACGCGGAGAAGGGCACAGTAGATCCAAACTGACCGATGAGAAGGTGCGCTCTGTCTTCCAGCTTCGCGCCCAAGGATGGACCGTACTTCGACTTGCCGCCGACTTCGGGGTGTGTGTTAGGAACATCTACGACATCCTCGCTCGCAAGACGTGGAAACACGTGGAATTGGAGGTGCAATCTTGAAAATTTTCTGTGTGGGTTTCCCACACACTCAGACCATTGACCCGACCGACGAGAGCCTCGTGAACCTGTGCCCGTTCACTGAACAGGTCTGGTACTTCGCCAAGATGATGGTGGACCGGGGGCACGAGGTCATTCACATTGGGAACCCTGGGAGTCATCCGCCGAAGGGCTGCGAACACGTCGACGCCATCACGGAAGACTACTGGCGCGTCCTGTACGGCTGGCGGAAGCCCGAGGAGCCGTTCGTCACCGCCCGCGACAACGCCTACGGGCACCAGTGGAACCTGTATCAGGACAACGTCAAGAAGATCATCCAGGAGCGCGGTGGTGATCCGTACACTTCGATCGTCTCGTGTCTGTGGGGCCACAATGGGTGCGTGAAGGACGTCCCGCAGATTGTCGTCGAGTGCGGCATCGGCTCGCCCTATGCGTTCGCGGCCTTCAGGATCTACTTGTCGCACGCCTGGAGGCACTACCACGAGGGGCTGGAGCAGAACTGGGGCGGCGACAAGTGGTATCGCCAGGTCATCCCCCTGGGCATCAACATGGACATGTTCGGGCCCGTGACCGAGAAGAAAGACAACTTCTTCCTGGTGCAGACCCGCATGCTGGAACCGAAGGGCGTGCGGATCGCGGTGCAGGTGGCGCGCGAGCTGCAAACGCCCATCGTGTTGACGGGCCGCGGAGATGCGTCGTCGTTCGTGGCCGAGTGGCCCGTGGGGGTCATCGCCGCCGGGATGTCGTCCAGCAGGGTGCGGCGCGACCTGATGAGGCGGGCAAGGGCGCTGTTCTCTCCCTCGAGGTACGTCGAACCCTACGGGGCCGTCGCGCTCGAAGCGATGGCGAGCGGCTGCCCGGTGATCTCAACTGACCTCGGCGGGTACGTCGATACCGTGGTCGATGGCTACACCGGCTACCGCTGCAACACGTTCGCGGAGTTCGTCCGGGCGGCTAAGCACGTGGACAAGATCAACCCGCATGTGTGTCGCGAGTGGGTCGCGAAGAACAACAGCCTCGCGGTGATAGGCGAGCGCTACGAGCGGTACTTTGAATCGCTCTTGCGGCTCAGGGAGCGCAAGACCTGGGTGGATTGCCCGGAGGGATTCGCCGATGTGCCACCGAGCCCGCGCGCCGACTACTCGATGTTCAAAACCCCATGACATGACTCGTAATATAAGACGCATCATCGCTCGCGCACGGATAGCTTCTTCCCCCACCTCAGCACCTGTCTGCACGAACGCGAACACGTTTTGGACGTATGCTCCCCGCGAAACCTGCACTCGAAAGCCTTCGCGCAAACGGAGCAAACCCGCCCGACCATTCGGTACTTCAAATCGGTACTCTCCTGCCCGCCTTGTATCTCCACCCCCGGCCGCCCCATTCCTTTTTCCACGGTAGGATCGTGGCGCGATCGTTTGGACGGTTGGGGGGGAACTCCCACGACTTGCCCACCAGGGACTCGCTCACGTTCACGTTTCCTTTCGCGTCGGGGTAGGGAGCGGTCGGCGGCATGAAAAACAACCCTCCCGGCTTCGCCACCTGCCCCGCTAGACTGATGCTATCAACTCCTACGCGATCGTCAAGTGGTTGCCCATCGGGCCCGCAAAACTCGGTCCACTGCTGTTCGAGAGCAACGTCCTCTTTCGCGATTTCCTTGATACCCTCCGCGTGCGTCGAATTGCATGCCCACGCCGACTCCGTTCTCGCTACCATCTCGGCTCTCCAGAACTCTCCTCCGATGACCTCATGCACGCGTCCGATCGCTCCGTCGAGTGTCTCGCCCGATGCAGCCGACAGCGCCATGGCGTCCTGGGCCTTGTCGATCACGATCGCGCCATACCGCTTGATGCTGGTCTTGTGCTGGCGCAGGAGCGAGCTTCGGCTCTTGTCGATGACCCCCGCGAACCGCGCAGCCTCCTCGATTGGCAGCACCGGCGCGTGGCCCGTGAAATGGCGCTCGAGGCGCTTGTAGTTGCGCACCAGCGTGTGTAGTGATTCGACCTGCGCTTCCCGGGTGGCGGCGTTGAGCTCGCCCAGCATCGCGTCGTCGATGTAGATCTGCCCCGACTTCAACTGCGCCAGCGCCATGTGGAGGTGATGGGCTGTGAAGCTCGACGAGCCCCGGCCCAGTCGCTCCAGCTTGGCCAGCACCTCAGCCGAGGCCTTCTCGTAGAGGTTCCGCAGTCGCTCTACCGACCCACGATCAATCAGCCGGTCGAGTGTTTTCCGGTGCGCTGAAACGACCTGATCGTACAGGGTCTCCGCCACGCATCACCGCCCGATGCTGGTGGCGTACGCCTTCTCTGCGGCCTCGACGACGTCGTGGCAGCGCTGCAGCGCCTTTCGTTCGATCTGACGGATCCGCTCTTTCGTGAGACTCACCAGCCGGCCCACGACCGACAGGCTGTGAGAGCCGCGCTCCGCCACGTCGAG